TTTTAATACAAAAACTACTAGAGGAAATCCTGCTATTTCATTTTTTGCTGATAATGCAGGACCAAATACATTTGAAATTTATCAGTTGGGATCTGAAGTGATGCAACATAATCCTGAATTTCAAAAATATAAAGGTAAAATTGATTTAGTTTTCACTTCTCCTCCTTATTTTGCAAAGGAAGCATATTCAGAGGATGAGGAGCAATCTTATAAGAAGTTTGGAACTTATGGTTTATGGAGAGATGGATTTCTTAGACCCACATTAGAAACTGCACATACATGGTTGAAGGACGGAGGTATATTATTGTGGAATATTGCTGATGCTAAATTTGGTAAAGATGTTTTGCCATTAGAACAAGATAGTAATGATATTTTAAAAAGTATAGGAATGAAATATATTATGACTGAAAAATTGTGTCTTGCACAAATGCCAGGAGGAAATAGAATAGGTGAAGATGGGAAGCCGATGACTAAGAATTTTTGTAAAATTGATGGAATGTGGTTAAAATATGAACCCGTATTTGTATGGAGAAAAATATAATGCAGATTAGTAAGCAAACGTTTGAAATATTGAAAAATTTTTCTGAGATTAATTCTAGTATATTGATTAAACCTGGACAAAAACTAGAAACTATTTCTGAAATGAAAAACATTTTAGCAAAAGCAGATGTTCCAGAAGATTTTCAAACTGAATTTGGTATATATGATTTGACTGAATTTTTAAATTTAATAGATTATGAAATATTTCAAGGAGGTAATTTTGCTTTTGATGATAAATACTTAACGTTAGAGAATGGTAGTGCAAGGTCTAAGTATTATTATGCAGCCGCATCGAATATTACATCACCAACTAAAAGTATTACGATGCCAAATAGTGAAATTAAATTTGAACTGAAACAAGAAGATTTAAATCATATTAAAAATATGGCTGCGATATTACACAAACAAGATATTGCAATACGCAATATAAATGGGGATATTGTAATATCAATTTTAGAAAAAAAAGATGCTAGTAGTAGTACATTTGATCTTGTACTTGGCAGTAATAATGTTTCTGGAAATTTTTGTATGTATTTCAAGGAAGAATATTTGAAAATTATGAAAGGTAGTTATGATGTTGAAATTTCTTCGGAAGCAATTAGTTATTTTCGCCATCAAGATCTTCCGTTGGAATATTGGATAGCACTTGAACCAGATTCTTATTATGATGAGGAAAAGTAAATTGAGAGAAGAATTTTTATGGGTAGAAAAATATCGTCCAAAAACGATTGAAGAATGTATACTTCCGGAAAGTCTGCGAAAGACTTTCCTGGAGCTTGTTGATAAACAAGAACTCCCAAATCTGTTGTTGGCAGGTTCTGCTGGCATAGGAAAAACTACAATTGCTAGAGCATTATGTGAGCAATTGGATATTGATTATATATTAATCAATGGGTCTGAAGATGGTAATATAGACACACTTAGAACTAAAATTAAAACTTATGCCAGTACAGTTAGTTTTGCTGGCGGAACAAAGGTGGTAATATTAGATGAAGCCGATTATCTCAATCCGCAATCGACGCAACCAGCACTCCGGGGTCTTATCGAGGAATTTTCCAGCAATTGTCGGTTTATCTTTACTTGTAATTTCTCCAATCGTATTATTAGTCCACTTCACTCAAGGTGTTCAGTGGTTGAATTCAAAATTTCAAAAACTGATCTCCCGAAAGTAGCAACTGAATTTGCTACGAGATTGCAAGGAATTTTAGAGAAAGAACAAGTTGAGTATAATAAAGATGTCTTACATTCGTTGATTGGAAAGTATCTTCCTGATTGGAGGAGAGTTTTAAATGAATGTCAACGTTATGGGATAAGTGGAACTATTGATGTTGGAATTTTAACTGATTATAGTGATGCTCATTTAGACGCATTGTATACTTTGATTAAAGATAAGGAGTTTACAAAAATGCGTAGGTGGGTAGTGGATAATTTAGATAATGATCCTACGTTGTTATATCGTAAGATATATAATACTTTAACTAAATCTATGAAACCAGGAAGTATTCCAGAAGCGGTTTTAATTATTGCTGAATATTCTTATAAGTCTGCATTTGTTGCAGACCAAGAAATTAATTTGGTTGCTTGTTTAACTAAGATTATGCATAATTGTGAGATATTATAATGAATGATTTATTTGGTGATGTTATTCCTGAAAAGGAAGTGTACGAGGAAGAAAAAGAGAGTCATATATTTGATTATTTAAATGCAATTACATATAAGAAAAATGATATAATTGGTGATGATCCTGTTGCAGAAAAGTTTTATATCCCTTATAATATTAATAAAGCTTTATCACAAAATTTAGATTGTATCCTTTATGTAAATGAAATGAATTTCCGTCCATCTACTGATAAGAAGTTACAGTTTGATTATCTTATAAATAATATTAGGAAGAGATTTAGAAAAGCAGAAAAATGGTTAACTTTTGAATCTTCTGATATTGACTGCATTAAAGAATATTATAACTATAGTGATGAAAAGGCTAGGCGTGTTTTAAATATTTTTCCTGCAGATGAACTTGCTATGATTAGGGAAATCATAGAGAAAGGTGGATTGGTTAAATGATAGATACATTAATTGAGATAGGATTAGAACAACCAGATGATTTTTTAAAAGTGAAAGAAACACTAACCCGTATGGGAGTGGCATCCAGAAAGGAACGTAAGTTATTTCAATCATGTCATATTTTGCATAAACAGGGTAAGTATTATATAGTGCATTTTAAAGAATTGTTTGCGTTAGATGGAAAACCTACTGACTTTTCAGAAAATGATGAGGCACGTAGGAATGCGATTACGAATTTATTGCAAGAATGGGGTCTTGTGAGTATTGTTTCCGGAAATACTCTTGAGAATATTGCTCCATTAAGTCAGATTAAAATTCTTCCGTATGCTGAGAAGGAAGAATGGGAATTAATACCAAAATACAATATTGGCAAAAAATAGTGGCTTTTGGCTTGACATTTAGAGATTTTTATGTTATAATATAACATAATTGAAAGACGTTCAATAGTTGAACGAATGATCTGCCTAACGGAGATCATATAGATATTAACTCGCTTAATTATAAGGAGAGAAAAATGACTAGTACTATGTTTCAACAACTTAATAAATTTGATCCGTATTTTGTAGGATTTGATAAACTTTTCAATCAGTTGAATGCGTTTGAAACTAATCCTGTGACAGGTGGAAATTATCCACCGTATAATATTATTAAAACTGATGAAAATTATACAATAGAACTTGCGGTTGCTGGTTTCAATAAGGATGAGATTGAAATAATCCATGAACCAGAACATAATCGTTTAGTTGTAAAGGGATCGAATGATCGTGATGATGTTGATTATTTACATCAAGGAATTGCATCAAGGACTTTTAATAGGACTTGGACTGTATCTGATACTATCATAGTGAAGAATGCAGACCTTAGTGGTGGAATTCTACGAATTGATTTAGAAGATGTTATTCCTGAAGAAAAGAGACCAAAAGTTATTTCAATTGGTAATGGTAAATCTAAAGTTGAATCGAAGTAAAACGAAAGGTAATATGAGTGGGGTAGGAGTGATCCTACCCCCTTTTCTATGAATTTTTATACTAATATACAAACACTGGGAACTAATATTTTAGTGCGTTCTGTTGAGGATGAAGAACGTGTTAAATATACTGATCAATATTATCCTAAACTTTACATCAAAAATAATGATCCTAATGGAAAAATAGATAAGAAAAGTATTGATGGATTGCCTTTATCAGAAATAACTCCTGGAAATATAAGAGAAACTAGAACTTTTATAGAACAGTATAAAGATGTTTCTGGATTTGATATTTATGGAGTGGTTGACTGGAACCATATGTACATTGGAGATAAATTTTCTCAATGTGAATATGATTTTGATAAGATACGTATTTGCACAATTGATATAGAAACTGAGAGTGAAAATGGATTTCCTGAAGTTGAGTTAGCAAGAGAAAGGGTAACTGTTATTACTATTAAAGATAGTTTTAGTGGTAATTTTTTTGTTTTTGGATTGGGTCTGTTTGAGACAGATAGGAGAGATGTTAAATATTTACATTGTTCTTCTGAAGAAGAATTATTAGATAAATTTCTTGAAGTATATTCTGTATTAAATCCAGATGTTATCACTGGATGGAATAGTAAATTGTTTGATATGGCATATTTAATTCGTCGAATGCAGAAGGTACTTGATGATAAAAGTTATTTACGATTATCTCCATGGAATAAAATTAAAGAAAAAATTATAACTGTGATGGGACGAGAACATTATTCTTATCATATTTCTGGTGTTTCACAGTTAGATTATCTTGATCTATACAAAAAATTCACATATAGCAATCAAGAGAGTTATAAGTTAGGACATATTTCATGGGTTGAATTAAAAGAACAAAAACTTTCATATGAAGAATATGATAACATTCATACCTTTTACAAAAACAATTATCAAAAATTTGTAGAGTATAATATTAAAGATGTTGATTTGGTGGATCGACTTGAAACTAAATTAAAACTTATAGAATTATGTATTACTATGGCATATGATGCTGGTGTTAATTATGAGGATGTATTTTCACAAGTTAGGATGTGGGATGCTTTAATATATAATCATCTCAATAAAAAAGATATTGCAGTTCCTCCGAGATCACACGGAAAAAAAGATAGTGACTATGAAGGTGCGTATGTAAAGGATATTCCAGAAAAGGGTATTAGTGGTGATTGGATTGTATCTTTTGATTTGAATTCGTTGTATCCACATTTAATTATGCAATATAACATATCTCCAGATACAATGCTAGATGATGTATATTTGCCTTATAAGGGTGATGATAAAGAAAAGCAATTAATCCAGGGTATATTAGATGATAACGTGGATCTTCCGGAACTTTCTGGTAAGACTATGGCTGCTAATGGAAAATTTTTCCGTACTGATAAACAAGGATTTTTACCTGAATTAATGGAGAAAATGTATGATGAACGAGTAAA